GACTTCAAGATCACCTTTGATTTCTTCGTCATAATCAAACTGCATGTTGAAGTTGAAGAATGCTTTAGCTAGTGGTGCTAGTAGATAATCGTCTACATTCTTAACTACATTCCGTATAGAACCATTAGCAGCAGACATGAGCATACTAATGCCAGAAGCTGTACGTCCGACACCTTGAACTCCTGTCTGACCATGAGCAAAGCTAGGAAAGCCTGTACTCTCGTCTGCTAATACACGTGCCTTATCAAACATCTGCATGTTCTCATTAGATACGTTAGGAAACTTGGTGCCAAAGATAGCTTGTCCCGGCGCACCGCCTTGGCGACGAAAGACTTTACCGGGATATACTGAAAGGTCTTGGCCGGGAACTAGGTTAGTCTCGTCCACCTCAATCAACATATTACCAGATAGTGCAGCATTGTCAACAGCCATACGCATAAAGCCATTCATCAATGTCTGTGTATCATCCATATTCTCAGCAATACCTACACCAAACAAACTGTATGGGCTTACTTCATATGGTACTGCATAGTAAGGAATTATAGAAGGAGTGAATGGATTCATAACCAAACGCAATACCTTACCATTACATACCCAGATGTTTACATTAACTTGATCCATATCTGCCAGTTCTGCAGGGATATCTATGTCATGTCCTTCAAGAACTTCTGTATCTACACTACCCCAAAACTCAAGGACTTCAAAACGTTCAGCTTTAGATTCCTGAGCATCATCTTCCATAGCTTGTTCCCACCATTCTTTAGTGTAGGACTCACCATCAGATACAGCAAGATCAATAGCATTGCTCCTAAAGAAAGGACGTCTTTTAAGGTTACGCAGTTGAGTACGTGACATTTTATGACGTTCTACTACATACTCAGCCTCATCCATGTTGGCTGCATCAGGATCAGGATAGAAATTCCAAAGAGATACACTAGAGGTTTGAGGGATAGTTTTAATAGTAGGGGTATATTCTCCCTCATCATTCCAATTAGCATACTCTTTGTCTATAGCAAACGGACCTTTCATTACGCCTGTACCAAACAGGGCGCATTCAAAGGCAGCTACACGTAACTGTTTGTTTGCATTAGACTCATCAAGTTGGTCATGAATTTTCTTTTCCATCTTTTTAGCTGCTACCATAGCAGGATGAAATGTAATCTGTGTAGGTGTACTACCCACACCTTCTTTAAGTTGATCCTCTACAGGGGCTAGGCTATTCTTTAGACCAGCTAGACGTTCTTTAAGATCAGTCATAGTCTCGCCGGGAAGTAGCTTAGTATCCTCTAGGCTTGGACCCTGTGCTTTCTTTATCTCATCATTAGATTCAAAGTGTACAGACTCAGCCACTCCTTCAGGTAAGGTAGTAGGGTCTACAGTAACTGGGAATCTGTTGTTGCCAAAGAGTACTTCAATGATTTGACCATAAGCTGCAAGTACTTTAGTCTTAGTTACTTTAACAAATACTTGAGATTTTTCTGTGGAAGTAAACTGTACATCAGGCCCATAGATACCACGATAATTACGGTATGCTTGTACCCAACGGTTTTCTTCTGTCTCTCTTGCATCAGAAGCTTTCTTGTATTGTTTTTGTACAAGACCTACAATAGTACCTGCAAGAGGATCACTGTATGTATCTTCTTTCATGTCCTCTAAAGAGCTTGCCTCTTCAGCGTCCATTCCCATGCTTTCTTCAAATTCGTCCATAGTATTTCCTTAATAACCAAACGTTGGGTCGCTTGCTTGAAAACCTGATCGTTGTGTTGCAGGATCAAAATCAAACAAACTGCTTCTTGGTCTTGTCATAACCCCGTACCTAATTGCATCATACAGGTGGTCTTCTGAGTGTGTGTCTACGTCTTCAGGGTTATTCTTATCCAGAGGTAGTGCTGGTATTTGTGATATAGTATTGGTACAAGTGTTAAAGAATACTAGCCGTGGTTCTTCAGTAAACTCATCTACTTGTAACCTTCTGTGTATTTCATTCTTACCTGCTACCCTTGAACCTCTGGACCTATCAGCAGGTCTCCACCTACAGCCTTGCATAATCATTTGTTCAGCTAGACTTGGGCCAGTGTCTCCACGTTTATGCCAAAGAGATGAGTCAAGTACTCCATAGCGTATCTTCTCTCCGTCCTCTGCTTCTAGTATCATATCAGCTAGGTCAGTAGCTATAACCTTTGAGCAATACATTTCCCGATAAACTATCAGTTGTTCATCAGGAGATACAGCAAACCAAACAACCCCTGAGTAAGAACCGTACCCATAGTCACATGCTCTAAACTTTGACCAGCTTCTAGGTATCTCAAAGGGTTCTATTACGTGTACTTGTCTATTCCACTCAGGAAAAGCAGCACCTTCATTTACATCCCAGTTACCTTCAAGTAGTTGCTTACGTTGATGCTCTGGTAGTGACAATAGGTTAGCTTCATACAGACCATCATCAGCTAAGTACGGGTTATCAAATAAAGTAGCAGGAATAAACCTGCGCTTAAACAGTGGTTGACCCTCTTTTGAGTGACCTTTAGGCCAAGCAATAACCTCTCCTGTTTCCATGTCAGTAGCATCAAAGCTAGTATTATGTGGAGCTGGGTCTACAAAAGTCTTCTTAACCCATTGATGCCCACTTCCGCCGGGGTTAGTAGTTCCCCTTTGATATAAACCTAGACCACTATTCTTAGTAGTACGTAGGCGAGACCTCATATAGTTCCAAGGATAAGGGCTAGGCCATTGTGTAAGTTCATCAAAACCAATCCAGTTAAAAGCTTGTCCTTGGTATCTTTGTACATCATCATCCCTGTCTAGATATGAAAGCCAAAGAGTAGCACCGCTTGGAGCTACCCACGTCTTATCACGTTCCATAAACTTAATCCCGGGGATTGCTCTTGGGTAGAGCTGTTTGGAGACTGAGATAAGTTCTCTGAGTTCTTCTGTGCTTCTCCGTACCAACAGCATAGAAGATAGTGGATTATTAAAATACCTAACAGGATCGGCCAACATAGCAAAAGACTTACCACCACCAGCCGCCCCACCATATAGTACCTCTTGTTCTGATGCTGAAAGAAAGTCTGTCTGAGGGCCGGGATTAGGCTCAAAGATAACGTCTTGAGCTTTTTCTACATCAATCGGCTCTGGCTTCACTCTCGCTGGAACTGGTTGAAGCTCTGGCTCCGATACGATTTCTTTCGAGGGTTTCCGCTTTTGCCGCCGCTTCTTTGTAGCGTTCAGCGTAATAGCGTTGCGTTGAAGCTTCTGCTTTACGTTTTCGTTCAAGTTTAACTCTCTTCATTAGACCCACGTGAGAAATGTATCTACCTGACTTTTCACTCAACCAGTTGGCTACATCTCTATAGCTATATTGCTTTAGATACTTCTTAGCTTCTTCTAAAGCTTCTAGCTCTACTGGGATTGGTAGTAGTATATCATCATCTTCAGGGTCTTGTCTATAGCCAAATGGCACAACTCTGCCTACTCTAACGACAGATAACCATTCATACTCACCATCAACTAGCTCTGGTTCAGGGAGCTTCCAAGTTTTATTAACTTTCATTTTTAGGTGGTAATATAAATACAGGGTTTTCAGCTTTAATTTCTACTTTGTCTGTCTTTACAAAGCCAGCACGGTCAAGGAAATCTTTAGCTGCTGCCATCTTTTCTTTATTGCCAAGATCAGTAGGGTTAGTCATAACCTGCATCATAGAGTATGCAGCTTTACTACCAGCAGTGGCAATAAACTTCTTAGTAAGTTCAGCAATTTCGTCCTGTAACGCAGCAGTGATAGTTGTAGAGGACATAGTATTAGCATACCCTGCAAGACGTTTAGCTTGCACAGGATCACCTTGTGCCTCTTCAAACAGCACGTCAAGAAATAGCTGTTGTTTTTCTGTGAGTTTTCTCATGTTACTTTCCTGTGGGGTTTTACCTTCTTCGCAACCTTCTTAGGTTGAGCCACAAACTGCTTACCCGCAGCCTTGCCTCTTCGTTTGGCACGGGTTGTAGCAGCATACTCAGAATCACTAAGAGACTTAATAGCCTTAGCAGGAAGGTATCTCTCGCCGGTGGCTTTTGACCCTTGTGTTGAGGGTTTACCACTCTTGGTCCTCCAATCTTGCTTAGTCCAAGACTTAAGACTTTTTTGGCTTTTAGCTAGTCCACCTGTATTCATCTTTTTAGGTTTACTTTTTGTCATGTTTTTTCTGTATAGCAAAATTAGCAGTAAGGCTTGCCCCCTTGTGAGGGACAAACTTACCGTCATGTTTCATTAGTTTTAAACTACCATCTTTTTGTTTCATCCAATGATAGCCTTTAGGTGCTTCTACTTTCATTACGTGTATCCTCCACCTTTTGCTTTGTATTGTTTGGCAACCATTTGAGCTTTACGAGCCGACCACTGGCCGGGGCTTCCTCCTTTGCCGCCAGCCTTAACGGATGCGACAAGACGCTTACGCATACTAGGCTTAGTATAATTACCCGCCGCATTTACAGTTGAACCACCTTTAGCATATCCTCTTGGCTTTGCTTTAGGTGTAGTCTTTACCGTAGAACTTTTCTTTAATTTCGCCACGTGTTACTCCTATATCTTTAAGAGCAGAGTCTGACATATTAACTAACTGCCAGTATTGTACTCTACGCATTTGGTGATCTTGTAGTGCTTTAATGAATTGTTTAAACATGGTATATCTCCTTTTGACCAGAGACAGTTATACCACAAGTTAGTGTATCATACTACATACAAGATTGCAAACCCGTTATGCATTTTTCTTCTTAAGGTTATCCACTTGAGATTTGACCATGCCACCCATGTTGTAAGTCATGACATTTTTTTTCTTCATAGGTTCTCTATTAATAATAGAATCTTTAGCTGGATAGCTTGCAGTTACAGAAGTGTTGACTGAACCGGGATTAGACTGCATACCACCCTTAGCATAAGCTGAAGTTTTCTTTTTGGTCATACCACCTTTATTCATTTTGCCAATACCATCAGCAGCATAGGCTGGTACTTTTTTGCCATTCTTCATAACCATAGGCATTGATCCGCCTTTGTTATAACCTTTGGTTTTCTTTTTTGTCCCGTACATTTTATTTACCCTCTGCTATTTTTTTCATGGCCTCACCACTGATTCTTTTATATGCTGATCGTGTTTCTTCTTCAGTAATAGCAGCACGAAGCTCTTTACCTTTATGCATGTAGTATAAACTACCTGCTTTTTTTGCAGAAGCAAGACTTTTGTATTCACCAGCCCTAGCTTTTGCTTTTTCTTTTGCTGCTGTAGATTTTCTACTTGCAATTTTTTTGTTTAAAACTTCAGTAAGAGCTTTTTTTTCTGCGTCTTTACGAAGTTTTACAATTCCTGCACCACCGCCTAATGCTGCTAATCTTACTGCAAGGTTAATAGTTTTTTTACGGTCAGGTGTATCTCGTTTTACTGCGTCAGCTTTTGCAGCAGTTAGCTCTGCAGCTTTACGTTTTTTAGTTTCTTTTTTAGTTTTTGGTTCAAAACCTCTTTTATTTTCAAGGGTGCTTTTTCTGCTTCTATCTGCATACAATGCCCTATTAGTTGTTGTTTTTATTTTTTTATCTGCAGCTTTTATCTGAGTAACAGTTGGGTTATATTTTTCTATGTAGGCATCATAAGCTACCTTACCTAATGCACCTGCTGCAACTAAACCTGCAATGGTTGGGGTAGCACTTACAATTTTGCTACTGCTTCCTGAGCTAAGACGGGGTTGTTGATTTGCTTTAGCTGGTGCTGGCTTTGCTGCAGCGGAAGGTTTACTAACTGGCGATGGTTTAGAACCACCACTACCTGTAATTTTTATAGTTGGTGGTCTAGACTTAGCCATAGATTCAGCTCTAGGTTTACCACCACGAACATCGCCAAAGTTTTTCATCCGTCTGGAACCAAGCTTTCGTCCTATTGCGGATTGACCACTACCACCTAGTTTATTACTACCTGCTGGACGACCAGTCTTAGGATCAATTTTTGGTCCTTGCCTTATTTTTTTGTTTTGTTCTATAGCTTTTTTAAGCGCACGGGTAACAAAAGTAACAAAATTACTGTTAGTAACTGTTTGAACTTTAAGTCCACTGTTCTTTATTCCGTCTGTAGCTGTACGAAAACCTTTTGCTATAAGTTTTTTAGCTACTTCTTTAGTTTCAGCTTTTACTAAAACTCCTGAAAGATAATAAATACCCCCAGCTATTGCCCTTGGTGCTGACATTTTTTAAACCTTTATATCTATTCTACCACTTGACTTTGTGGGACCAGTATTTTGCTGACAGTTTGCTCGTCGGTTTCCCTTGTGCATCATGTCTTGCGTAGTAACTTTTTTTACGGGCTTTATCTTTTGCTGTCTTGGGAGCCTTACCTGCCCCCTGAACTCCCTGCTGCCCAAACCTGATAAATTTATAGGTATCTCCTTCTTTAGCCATAACGCAGTGAGACTTAGTTTTGTGACTAGGAGTTCTCTTAGGAACATTGACTTTAGTCAGTCCTTCCTCCTTCATCTTAGTCTTGACTCGTTCAGGGATAGCCATATTATTTCCTTGTTAATAATGGGGGAAACACCGGCGTCTAGCTTCACCCCCAACTTATAGTATATTATTCTTCAACGCCAAATCTCTTTGGTACACAATAAGCAACTGCACGATCTTCTGGTGCTATACCATGTGTGCTAAATCTTTTTATTATTTCTTTCGCATAGTAGTTGCAGTGTTCTATTGTGTTGAATACCATTGTTTCTTCTATAAGCTTCCTATCTATACCAAGATAGATGAGAAGAATAAAAGTGTGCATTACATCATTTCAAAGTGTGGTGCATCAATGAACGGTCTGCGACCTTGGGAACGACGAAGATCTACATACTCATTCATTGCGTCTTCCATTGAGCCTGAGTACTTAGAGATATCACCTACACTCCATGCAGCTCCCCACTTAATAGCTACACCTTTCTTACGTGCAGCTTCAGCCATAGCATCAGCCAACTCATCATACTTATTCAATGCCCATGTAATATTAGGGCCAACGTAGGCCACTAGGTCTACTGCACGTCCCTCTAAGTGTTTACTCTTCATGGTTTGACTAGCACCACTAGCCACAAGCTTCTCCTGCTCTTCTACAGTACGCATACCACAGGTAACACCAAAGTCTACTTTAGTGCGTTTAATAGCTTCATTCACTACTTGTACTAGCTGGGGGTTTACTCCCTCTAGTCTACCTTTACTACGATTGGATAGTTGAAACGTCATTACTTCTCTCCGCTATGAGCTTTGCTTGCTCTCGTATTAACTCTTGTTGTTTTTCTAATGCAATAAACTGCTTATCCAACTCAGATAGTTGAGGGATAGGTATTACATTATTTCTTCCCAAAGAACTTACTCACTGACCTCATACCAATACTAGCTGATACAATTCCACCAAGAGCAATTTGATACCACTGAGGCATTACTTCAAGTGAGGCAAAGCCTCTTGCTACTATCTCATTACCCCAGTCTCCACAAAAGGCTAGGATCAGTGGGATTGAGAATAGCAAGGTAATCCACTCATCTTTCCAAGAGTTCTGAGTACCTTTCATAGCCTCAATATCCCAGTCAATTTCACCTGTAAGCTGTTTCTTCTTAATCTCAGCTTCAGTAAGTTTGATCTGGGTCTTACCATCTATGATACTGGTGGCTAGACCAGTGATACTTCCTATGAGTTGAGCTATCATTTCTTATACTTCTCCGTATATGCTTCTTCAAAGCCCTCTTCATGAACACAGTTCTCATGATTGCCCCAGAGTCTTTGGAAGTAAGTGTCATGTACATCTAGGTAGTCCTGCTCACTGTATTCATCAGGAGCTAATCTACCTTTGATAATCCACATAAACCTATTTACTTCTTTATGGATAGGACTGTTAGTGTTTTTCATTGCCAAGCCATACAGCAAAGCATCCTGTTAAGGCTCCCATACAGATAGACACTAGGCCTGACTGCTGTATGGAAGGATCTGGTAGGGTCATGAACCAATGAACTGCTTGGTAGGTTAAGACAGTCACTGCAAGCATCATAATGCGTGGCATAATCTGCCACTTAAGTACACGTTCCATGATAATCTCTGGCATATTCTAACTCCTAGGTAATAGTTTTTTACCTTCTATAGACTTGGATAGTCCACCACGCATTGAACTTACTGCTGCAGCTCTACCACCACCTACAACTTTAGCACGGGGTTTTGGTTTAGGTTTGTTTGGACCTTGTTGAGTTTTATTATTATTATTATCTACTTTATTTACATCAGGAGAAACTTTGCCAGATCTAATAAGTTCATTTATTGCAGACTTTTGGTTAGCTGACCATTTTTTAAAGTCAGCCATTTGTTTTGCAATTCGTGCTTCACGACGAATAAGGTCGTTTTTAGCTTTCTTTAGTTGTGCAGCAACAGTTGGGCCTTTACTTTTTGCCCTCTTAGATTTTTCAGTCATTGATTTCCCAATCCCTTTTTGTTCGTGGTTGAAATACGTCTTTGGCCTCAAGATGACCCTCTAGGTACATGGCTCTTTCAACATGATCTAAAGAATACTTGACGCCAGTATCTTGATATATTGCTTCTCTAATGTAGAAGACGTCAGACCTTGGGATGTGTACCCTTTGTAGTCTCCCTTCGTCCTCGTCAGCTAGTGCTAGATAAAATTCTTCTAGTACATTATCGCTAATGTACATTTTCGGCTTGGACATGACTAGTTATACCTATAAAATTCTCTATGTCAAGAGAGAACGACAAAGAATCTAAGAAAAATTCTTACATGGTACTTAAAGTATACTTAAAGTATTATTATTTCTTTATATATATAAGTAATAATAGACTTAAAGTGTACTCTAAGTTACTTTAAGTACTCTTAGTTACTTAAAGTTATACTTAATTATACCACATTCTGTGTGAATGTCAAGAGAAATCTTTAAGTTTTTACTATTACTTATTGAACACCTGTTCAATTAATACTTAAAGCGTTCTTAACGGCGAGGATCGGGTATTATCTTCGGGTAGAATACCCTCTGAGAGGCTGTGAGTGGCTCTGTGAGTAGGCATGTCGTAGATTCATGGGGGTAGGCCTACCGTAGGCATGAAGATAGCTCTATTATGATTAACATTATGTATAGGGATTATGTATATATCCATAGGTATAACGTATGTGTGGGGGTTAAGGTAGTGGTTCATGTAGTTACCAAGTGTATTTGACCCCCCGCTGTCATTGGGTGTATACGTATACGGACACCCCCCGTGTGGCCCATGCCCCCCATGCTGTATACAACGGTATACACAAGGTTTTCCTCAGTTAATGTGACACTTTAAGCTCTAACTCCTTGATATTATTATGTTTTCTATACAATGTAGGATTATTCAGTATACATAATTGGGATTTTACCGTGTGTTTTCAAGGGGTTACTGTTTGTAAGTGAAGCCATGCTCTTTACACTATACCTATGCTCATTATGTCTATACATATACCCCACCCCCATTAGGTCAATCATGCTGCCCTATGTCTTCTACATTATGTCTTCTACATTATGTCTTCTACATTATGTCTTCTACATTATGTCTTCTACAACAACTCTTATACATGAATAATTTATTCCTGTTATGAATAATCTCCAGTCTTATTATGTCTATACATAAAGCAACTATAACTTGTATCAACACAACCTATAGAGTCTCTTTATAGTATAAAAAGAAACCTATACTTAAGTAGTGATTCGTTTTTATTTATTGAGAACCATTCGCAACAACACAAAAATAGAATAATAATAATATTTGTTTTCGTTTGTTTTCAATAACTTACAAGAACCATACTTATTATATGTATACTATCTTTTGTTTGTATGCCTATATGGTTTCAAGGTTTTTCGGAACGTCGCCGCTAGGGTTTCTGCCCTAGGTCTAGGCCCCCGATACTTCCATAGCTACGCCTATTATTCGCATCCTGCTCTTGAGGAGTATGGGGAGTGCTATAAGACCAGCGTGGCGATTACATAAAATTCCTGACGGGGTTGTGTGACGGTGTGGTGCCGTCTGATAAGAACAGTGGTGTAAGGCCTAGCTTGCTAGGGTGCCGCAACCCCCTAAGCGTCATATAGATATTTCATGCGTTCGTAGAATATACGTGTGTGCTGCCTAGCGGTGCTACGTTTCTACCTGTCAAATGATCTAAATTTATATGGTGATGGTTTCATATTTGCGGTGGACTATGCTGAGATGCAGAAGCCGCATGGTAAGTAAACCTAACGCTATCCTATCCTGCCAACCAACGTGGGGTGTGATGGTGTTGGTGTTGCTTGCACTGCATACTTATCCTGAGTGTGTGGTGGATAGCAACACATGGAGTTTACGCTATGAATTTTATCAAAACAGACGAGAAAATCATTGAAACAATCGCCAGTATCGCCAAGCGTGGTGGGTCTTTGCAAAAAGATATTCATCGTGCTGCCTGTTCTATCTTGAACAGATGGTGTGTCACTGAGGATGTTTCAACTGCAACCAAGCACATGAATATGTTGCTTGATGCGCTGCCTGTGATGGTTCGTTCCAATGCCTTCAAAGATTGGGGTGTTCATATGGCGGGGCTTGTGTGGTCTGAGGATGATACGTTTGCCTATCATGCCAAGCGTACTAAGATCACTGTGGAGCAGGTTCAAGCTGCCAAGGCCAAGCCTTTTTGGGAGTTCAAGCCTGAAGCTGCGTACAAGCCCACTGACGCCGATGCCATGTTCCTTAGCTTGATTGAGAGCTTGGAACGCAAGGCCAAAAAAGGTGTTGACCCTGACAAGGGTGACAAAATGAGTGACGCACAGGTTGCGTACCTCAAGCAAGCCTATGCTGCGATGCCAGCATATGCCTGACACAAACTAAGCACCCCATGTATCAACGTGGGGTGTGACTTCTTGACTACTGATAGCGTCCAGTGATGGGGCGCTTTCTGTGTTCAAGCCTTTTGAATACAGCCTCAACGGTTGAGGTTTCAATGACTAGGCATAGGGGTGAACCGTCAATGATCCCCCAATGATTGCCAACTAAATACATGGCAGTGAGTAAACCCTAAGCACCCTGCGTTATGCGTGGGGCTTTTTATTTGGAGGATTAACTATGGGTACTAAACTTAGAGACGTGCCGAATGTGGTGCGTGAAATATCCCAAAAGCGTTCATGGGGTGGTCAATCTTATGGTGGTGAGACAGTTCAAATCACCATGTCAAATCCACAATATCAATCTGGTGATGACACCCTGTTTCACTATATAAGGGTGACACGTGAAGAAGCCAAAGCATTAGCAATAGAGTTGATGTTGTTTGGTGAAGGTGTGGAGGTTGAAGACGTATGATAGACGTATTAATATTCTCGCCCATCATCCCTGCCCTAGTGGGTGGTGTGATTGGTGTAATGATCGTGGTGTTTTGCGATGAATAATCAACAGCGTATCCATCAAGACCTACTCACTGCCCTAACACAGATGGGCGGTGTGTCTACTTTCGCCGCTGAGTTGATTGCTCAGTACCTTTTAACCAAATATAAAATGGAGGAACTATAATGTTTCGTGATGACTTTCTTTGCGCTAAATTCTTTGACCAGTGGACGGCACTAAGCCGAAAGGCTCAAGTCTTACGTCAAGACTTGTATCAGCTCAATGCTGATATGATGGGTCCGAAAGAGTGGGACCATTGCGTCGAAAGGCGTAGACACGAGACTAGCATTGCATGGGCTGAACATAAAATGGAAAGGATGCTATGAATGAGCAAACCAAATACCAACCCTAATAGGCTCAAGTACAAAGTCTATAGGGTTGTCACGGTAAAGACTGGTAAGGTGACACGCCTTGCTGGTGTAGGTATGGAGTTGCCACATGAAGTGCTACGCAATCTCCCCTTGGGGTGTGAGTGGGTAACTGAAAAAGGTGACACCATTTATGAAAGGATAATGTAGTGAAGAAATGGTATGACAACATTTGGTTTGACATTGCGGCTGTCTTATTGATAGCTGTATTGACAATAGCAATCCTGTTCATGGGTTGATCACTACCTAGAGTACACTTTCGGAGGGGTGTACTTCATGGTACTGAGACGGTGCCTTTACAATCTATGTTCTATGAAAGGAACACACTATGGCTAGAACTTTTTACACAGACGAGCACAAAGCAGCTACAATTGCAATGTATATGAACCACAGCCGTAAGGATACAGCGTTGGAAATGGGTGTGTCTACTAGGACTGTTACTGTATGGTACAAACAGGCGGTAGCATTGGGTGGCAATCTCCGAGACGATGACCGCTTCTATACTCTTGCAGAAAAGCATGAAGCGTGTACGTATTACTCTACACATACTGGTGATCAGACCGTTGAGAAATACGGTATGACCGTAGCCGCATTGCACACATGGCGCAAGGACTTAGGCTACCCCAACAAGCATTATGGCCGCAACCTCAAGGCTGACAAGTCACACAATGATGTGGCTACATTGCATAGAAAAGCAATGG